ACAAGCAGGCATGGCTAACTTATCGCCAAGCTTTACGGGATCTACCTACTCAACCGGGTTTCCCGCGTAATGTTGTGTGGCCTGTACGCCCCGACTACGTTGAAGAAACTGTGCGGCTCTAACAATTATGTGGGATTGGGCTGAAGCTTTCATTGCCGCAGCCCTTCTTGTGGCCTTCGTAATATTTGGCACGTACATAATTGCATGGGCTGGGACATGGTAGATGCGCTGGTTACTGATGCTCTTTTTGGTGTTTCTACCGGGAGCAGCCAGCCAAGATAGGAAGACTGAATACCGCTGTGTGCGGTGGGCGTGGACGGGTGATGTTTATAACCGCAAAGTTGTTTGCCTACAGTGGGAAAAGGTTGTACGGAAATGATAGATCCAATCACGGCGCTAGAAGGATTGCAAACTGCAATCAGCATGGTCAAGAAGGCCAGCAAAGTTGCTAATGATTTAGGCTCTCTTGCCCCAATGATTGGCAAGATGTTTGATGCCAAGAGCACCGCGACCAAGGCGTTGATTGAGGCAAAGAAGGGTAAGGGTTCCAACATGGGAACCGCGCTACAGATTGAGATGGCGCTTGAGCAAGCCAGAGCGTTTGAGGAAGAGTTAAAGATGCTCTTTATGACCACAGGCAAGGTTGACGTTTGGAACAAAATCAAAGCCCGTCAAGACCAGATGGACATAGATGATGCAAGAGAACTCCGTGCATTAGAGCGGGCTGAGAAAAAAGCCAAAGAGAAAGAAGAGCAGATGAACGAGCTTGCCATGATTATTGGCGGTTGTGCATTTGTTTTGTTTTTGGTTGCCATCGGGATATATGAGTTGATGGAATTCTGTGCAACCGGCAGAAGGTGTGGTCGGTGAATGAGTACCAAAAGCAAGCTGATCTCTTCTTCAAGGTGTTCGTCCGGCTCTGTGTGGCGTGGTGGGTGCTTGGCCTGCTCCGCTTCCTGCCAGACGATGTTGCTAAAAAAGTATTGGGAATGTTTGGACTATGAGTGACGAGAAACCAGCAGACGTATTGAGCAAGGTGCTGTCCTATGTAGATAGCCCGTTTAAACTGTTTGCGCTGATACTCATGGCGGTGTTTGCTTTTGCTGGCTACTTTGTTTGGCAGAACCAAGAACTGTTGATGGGCGCATACAAAGAGTCCAAGAAGATGCCAAGCATTGTTGAGGATAGGGTAGAAGACGCTGCGGCTCACTTGTTCAAAACCACCAACGCTACCATTGTTGCCGTGTTCAAAGTAAATCCCATGTTTGGAACCAGAGTGCTCTACCGTGCTTACACCAAAGAAGGCAGGGATAAAACCAACGATGGGCTTGATGTGGGCCTGTTTACACAGAACGCATCTAACAACGCAGATGTGGTTAAGTTGATGGCCAGTGAAATACCTTGTGGGGAATACAAGTCAGCGCAATCCGAGATGGGTTTGTGGTACATCGCCAAGGGTGTTACCTATACTTGCCGCATCAGTATTCCACCTGACCCAAACAGATTTGTAGGACAGATTACCGTGGGTTGGGATAATGAACCCGCCGACATTCAGGTGACAAGAACCATGATGGAAATTGCAGCCACCATGCTGAGTAAGAACAAACAGTAAAGGAAAAGTGATGGCTGACATGTTTATTGGCGTTGCGCTTGGGGTCTTGCTTGTTGCCACGCTGTCATTTTTGTACGGCTTTATTTCAGCTTGGATAAGGGATAACTATGGCTCAGTTTGAACCAGCTTTTGAGCAGATGATTAGAGATGAGGGCGGCTACGTCCTCCATGAAGTGCCCGGCGATACAGGCGGGATGACATACGCTGGTATTGCTAGGAACAAAAACCCGCAGTGGAATGGTTGGGCGTTGGTAGACAAGAAAGAGTTTGGCGGCTCCCTTACGCCTATGGTGCGTGAGTTCTACCGGATTGAGTTCTGGGACAAGATGCGCGGGAATGAGATTTCAAACCAAGACGTAGCCAACAGTATCTTTAACTTTGGCGTAAATGCGGGCATGGGCATGGCGGTCAAGCTGGCTCAGTTGGTAGTGGGTGCTACACCAGACGGTGGTATTGGCGCTAAAACCATAGAGAAACTCAACCAGATTACGGACGGCCAGCGGTTTAAGGAATCTTACGCATTGGCTAAGATTGCCCGCTACGTTGAGATATGCAACAAGAACCCCGTGCAGGTCAAGTTCCTCAAGGGTTGGATTAACCGCACATTGAAAGGTCTAGCATGAGCTTACTTGCCGTTGGATCAATTATTGAAGCTGTCGGTAAGGTTGCAGGCGACCTGATTACCACTGACAAAGAAAAAATGGAAATGGAGATTGAGCAGCGTAAGCTTGATCTTGAAGAAAAGCGCATTGACCAAGCTACCGACCTAGCGCAGATTGAAGTCAACAAGATCGAGGCGGCGTCCTCTAGCGTGTTTGTCAGCGGCTGGCGGCCTGCCATTGGCTGGATCGGTGTAGCGGCTATGGCCTATCAGTTCCTGCTGTATCCGCTGTTTCAGTGGGCATGGAAATACTTGCAGGCAATGGGCTGGGTTCCTGTGGGTATGGATCCCCCGCCAGTACTGGACGCAGACCAACTATGGGTGATATTATCAGGCATCTTGGGCATTGCCGGTATGCGTTCTTTTGAGAAGACCAAAGGCGTTGCCAGTAAATAAAGGTCGCCGATGCCATTACAAAAAATTCTGTTTAAGCCGGGCGTCAACCGGGAGAATACGCGCTACACCACCGAAGGCGGTTGGTACGAGTGCGATAAGGTGCGCTTCCGTCAAGGCAATCCAGAAGTAATTGGCGGCTGGCAGCGTCTCTCCTCTAACTCTTTTCTCGGTGTTTGCCGTTCCCTTTGGAATTGGATCACGCTTAATGGCCCAAATCTTCTTGGTGTTGGCACAAACCTTAAGTTCTACATTGAAAAGGGCGGGGTTTACAACGACATCACGCCAATTCGGGCAAGCAGCACAATCAATAACAACCCGTTTACAGGCAACGGCACAACTACTGTAACCGTGACAGATACTGCCCACGGCGGTGTGACCGGAGATTTTGTTACTTTCAGTGGCGCTACAGGTACGTACGCAACTACGTACAACGCACAGTTTCAGATCACCGTTACCGGTGTTGATACCTACACCATATCTACTGCGCCGACAGTTATCCCAGCGGGTTCTACGGGCGGTGCTTCTGTTGTTGCCGCGTATCAGATTAACGTTGGCGCGGCTTCCGCCCTTCCTGTTGTGGGTTGGGGTGCTGGCCCTTGGGGTTCTGGCCCTTGGGGAAGTGGTGCGTCTACGCTGTTCCCCTTGCGCTTATGGAGCCAGATTAACTACGGCGAAGACTTGGTGTTTGGCCCTCGTGGTGGCGGTCTTTACTATTGGGATGCAACCGGCACAGTTAGCGCCCGAGGCGTAGCACTTAACACACTTGGCGGTACAGTTTCATTTACAAACAGCGCGGTGACTCTTGTGCCGACTGTGGTGACATCTACCATCCTATATACAGAAGGCGCGGCGCTTCAGTTCTCTGGCGGCTCTTTACCAACCGGTATTACCGCAGGTGTAACGTACTACGTTTTCCAAGTTAACGGGCTGACTTTCAACCTACTTACTGCCGCTGGTGCGGAAGTATCTACAACCTCTGCTGGCACAGGTGCTGTGTCAAACATTGTTGACTGTCCTATTGTTCAGAATACCTTGACAGTGTCGGACTCATCGCGCTTCATTATTGTGTTTGGCACCAACGATTACGGCGACACGGATATTGACCCCATGCTGATCCGCTGGTCAGCGCAGGATGACATCTACAACTGGACACCTGACGCCACAAACCAAGCAGGTTTTACGCGCCTGTCGCACGGCTCTGAAATTGTTTGTGCTGTACAGACCCGCCAAGAAATTTTTGTGTTAACTGATTCGGCTGCGTATTCTCTGCAATACCTTGGCCCCCCTTATGTCTGGGCACCGCAGCTTTTGGGTGACAACATCTCTATCGTTGGCCAGAACGCCATTGTGATTGCTTCCGGTATTGTGTATTGGATGGGCGTGGATAAGTTCTATGCCTATGACGGTCGTGTGCAAACACTCAACTGTGATCTGCGCCGTTACGTGTTCCAAGACTTTAACATTAGCCAAGCATCGCAAGTTATGTGCGGCACCAACGAAGGCTTTAACGAAGTATGGTGGTTCTACTGTTCTGCCAACGCTACACAGAATGACCGTTACGTGGTGTACAACTACCTAGAAAAAGTTTGGTACTACGGCACAATGGGCCGCTCCGCTTGGATTGACTCTGGCTTGCGTGACTATCCAATGGGCACAACGTACGACGCTAATGCGGGTACTGGGCTAGTTGTGTACCATGAGAACGGCATCAACGATAACGCCACTGCCACGACTGCACCTATTGACGCATACATCTCTTCGTCTGAGTTTGACATTGGCGATGGTCACAACT